ATGAGTATTGATAACATTACTCCAGAGGAGTGGAACAAGATGTCATTTAAGACAGTAGACGATGATGATGCACCCAATGAGCATCCAAGGTTCTCTGAGGAGGCTATGGTTAAGAGCTACGACGCAGTAAACCGACCAGAGCATTACAACAATGGTGGTATGGAGTGCATTGATGCCATCAAAGGTATGCTTACACATGATGAATACATTGGCTACTTACATGGGAATGCCCTGAAGTATCTTTGGAGATTTAAGTACAAGGGCAAGCCTATCGAAGATTTACGCAAGGCTAGATGGTACGAAGAACGAATGATGAACTACCTACTGGAGCATCCGAGTGATAAATAAGATAGGACTACAGGATTACCTAGGTATCCAGATTGACTACGACAGAGATGAAGCTCTTAATGTGTTCTCACTAGAGACACTTAAGGACAGATACTTGTGGAAGGATGAGACACATGCCCAAGAAGCCTTTGCCAGAGCGTCCGTCTTTGGTGCAACGTATCAAGGCGCTACTGACTACGATCTTGCACAGCGACTTTACGACTACGCAAGCAAGAGTTGGTTCGGTTTTAGCACTCCTATACTTAGTAACGGGGGAACCACACGTGGCCTCCCTATTAGCTGTTTTCTCAATTATGTTCCTGACTCAAGGCGTGGTTTATCTGACCACTATGATGAAAACATATGGCTGGCAAGTGGAGGTGGAGGCTTGGGTGGATATTGGGGTGATGTTAGAAGTAATGGCGTTTCTACTGCTAACGGCAGTCAGTCTACTGGTAGCATCCCTTTCATGCACGTAGTGGACAGTCAGATGCTGGCCTTCAACCAAGGTGTAACCCGTAGGGGGTCATATGCAGCGTACATGGACATCAGCCACCCAGAGGTGGAGGAGTTTATTGCTATGCGTAAGACTACTGGTGGGGACTTAAACCGTAAATGTCTTAACCTACACAACGGTATTACAATCACAGATGAGTTTCTTACAGCCGTTAAGAATGATGACCAGTGGCGTTTAGTTGACCCCAAGTCTAAGCAGGCAATCAAGACTGTATCCGCTAGGGACTTATGGTGGCAGCTAGTGCATACTAGAGCAGAGACAGGTGAACCATACATTGTTAACCTAGATCGCTGTAATGAGGCTCTACCACAGCCACAGAAGGAGCTAGGGCTAGAGGTACGTCAGAGTAACTTATGCTCTGAGATCACTCTACCGACCAGTGAGAACCGTACAGCAGTGTGCTGCTTGTCTAGCGTTAACCTAGAATACTTCGATGAGTGGAAGGACGATGAGAAGTTTATTGATGATCTGATTACCATGTTGGATAACGTCATTGAACACTTCATTGATAATGCTTTGATTGACAACGGCATGGCTGTGTCAGCTAACAACCTACAGGAGTTTATGAACTATGTGGAATCAGATAAAACAGGGTTTGCAAAAGCCGCTTACAGCGCATATAGAGAACGTGCGGTTGGTCTTGGAGCGATGGGTTTTCATAGTTACCTTCAACGTAATGGAATCCCTTTTGAAGGAATGTACGCCGCCAGCTTTAACAATAGAGCGTTTAAAGCTATCAAAGACAGAGCTACGATGGCTTCCCGGCGTTTGGCTGGAGACCGTGGGGAGGCTCCTGACATGGCTGGTAGTGGCTTGCGTAATTCCCATCTGCTTGCTATTGCCCCTAATGCTAGTTCTAGTATTATATGTGGTGGAACAAGCCCTAGTATTGAGTCTACGAGGGCTAACGTATTTACGCACAAGACGCTAACAGGATCGTATAAAGTAAAAAACAAATACTTGGAGGAACTACTTGAAACCAAAGGTATTAACACAGAGAAAACGTGGAAAGATATTGCTGCTGATGAAGGGTCTGTTAAAGACTTGGAGGAACTCTCAGAAGAAGAGAAGGAGGTATTTAAGACAGCACCAGAACTAAACCAGATCTGGATCATTGAACATGCCTACCAGCGACAGAAGTATGTCTGCCAAGCACAGTCAGTAAACTTATTCTTTGAGCCACCACCAGCTACAGCACCACAGGAGGTACACGATGAGTATCTGGAGTATGTTAACAGTGTACATTGGACAGGAGCTAACAAACTCAAATCTATGTATTACCTGCGCTCTACGGCAGCTAGAAATACAGAGAATGTTAACATCAAGATACCTAGAATCAACCTAGAGGATGGGGAGTGTTTAAGCTGTGAAGGATGACCACCCAGCGTACAGAGCTAAGTTTTACATACCTGAGCTAAAAAAGTATACCAACTGGCATGACTATCTGGTATACTATAAGGAACAGGATGACAAGATCATGTTGTTTAGTAACTACTGTATGCAAATGTGGTCTAGCTACATGAGCAACAAGATTAAACAAGAGGAGGCACCCTTGAGTTACAAAGAGTACCTTAACAAGTACAAAGAATTACTAGAGGATGGATACAGTGATAGATCCTAAGATTAAAGCCATGAAGCGTCTGTACAACGCTGAGATAGACGTGTACAAGGCAGAGGTACAGAACTACCTAGACAATCCTGTGGGCGTAGGTGAGCATGGTAACTTGATTGAGACTATGGATAAACTGGTAGCTAAGATAGCTGAAGCAGAAGACAAACTATTTGTACTGGAGACACATTTTAGTGAGTAATGTAATTAACCTAATGCCTACACAAGCTACTGCTGATGAGGTACTGGAGGACTGCAAAGGAGACTTTGAGCATGTGCTGGTCATTGGCTGGACTCCAGAGGAGCAGCTAACAGCTAAGGCTACAACGTCTATGGACTTACGTGAGACTATCTACTTACTGGAGGTATTCAAACATGCAGTCATTACAGCAGGGCATGAGATAGATGATTGATGATCTACCTAAGATAGTTGTTAAGAAAGTCACAGAGAATGAGGATGGCTCTGCTAACATGGAACTGGACTTAGACTCTCAAGCAGTACAGCTACTACTTGACATAGGCTTGACTAGGCTGCTTGAAGAACACTTGGAGAATAAAAAAGATGAGCGATGAGCTTATACGCCTTATTAGCCTCTGGTCTATGGAGCGTGGTATAATCAACAACAGTACACCTTTGGCACAGTTTGCTAAACTTGTGTCAGAAATAGGTGAGCTAGGCGATAACATAGCCAAGGTGCGTGACGTTACTGATGACATTGGGGATTGCTTGGTAGTGTTAAACACCCTAGCCATTATGAACGATACGACACTTGAGGAATGCCTGAAGGTAGCGTACAATGACATTAAAGACAGGAAGGGACACATGAATACACATGGTGTCTTTATCAAAGAAGGAGATGCAGCTTGAGCTTACTAGATACTAGAGATTACTACAAACCGTTTGACCATCCTTGGATGTTTGACTACTACTCACAACAGAATCAGATGCACTGGTTCCCAGAGGACGTACCTCTGCACAATGACGTTAAAGATTGGCAGACAATGACTGATGAAGAAAAGAACCTACTGACTCAAATCTTCCGTCTGTTTACACAGTCTGATGTAGACGTAGGTGCTGGGTACGTTGATAGATACATGCGTATCTTCAAGAAGCCTGAAGCACGTATGATGATGTCTAGCTTTGCTAACATGGAGTCAATCCATCAACATGCCTATAGCCTGCTATTGGACACTGTAGGGATGCCAGAGGTGGAGTATAAGGCGTTTTCAGAGTACGAAGCTATGGCAGACAAGCATGAGTACATTAACGCTGTGAAGGTCACCAAGGGCGATAAGAAGTCCATTGCTAAGGCACTAGCTATCTACTCAGGTTTTACTGAAGGCTTGCAGCTATTTAGTAGCTTCATCATCCTACTTAACTTCCCAAGGTTCGGTAAGATGAAGGGCATGGGACAGATCATTACGTACAGTATCCGTGATGAATCCATGCACGTAGAAGCCATGACAAAGCTATTCAGGGAGTTTATTCAGGAGAACATTGATCTGTGGACTGATGACTTCAAGGCTGAAATCTATCAGGCATGTCGGGAGATGGTTGACCTAGAGGATAGGTTCTTGGACTTGGTGTTCGAGCAGGGTGATATACCGGGCTTGACTAAGGCTGAGATGCAACAGTACATCAGGTACATTGCTGACCGTAGGCTGCTACAGCTAGGACTCAAGACTAACTACAATGTCAAAGAGAACCCACTGAACTGGCTTGATGATGTACTGGGTGTAGAGCATCAGAACTTCTTTGAAGGCAGAGCTACTACCTACATGAAGGCTGGACTCAGGGGTGACGTTGGCAAGGTTAAGTTTTCTAATGTAGCCTAGCGTTCCTCATCTGCTGCTGCTGGTGCCCCTATAAACGGCTGTGCACCGGCAGTTAGCATACCGGCCCT